TCCATTCTACTCATAAAATTTTTTGTATAAGTTGATGATGATGGATTTTGAACTCTTAAATATCCAAAAGCACTTTCATCTGAACCATTGCCACTATCTGGAAATAAATCTTGAAATGATGTTCCTTGCGATTGATCTCTTGCAGTAGAATATGTAAATGAGCCTCCTCCTCCGCCTTGTGGATTTTCTGCGTGATAAACAATAGTTGTCATTCCTATATTATAAGCTGTTCCAGTTCCTATATCTGTTTGAAATTGGAACTCTGCGCCATCAGTTGCTAAATTTATTTCAGTAAATTCAAAATGATATTGTTGATATGTGTTATCAATTCCAGAAGTAAAATCTATAGAACTATCTCCACTTGCTGTTTGCGTTGAAATTGCTACTAAAGTTCCTGCTGTAATCCCTGTTAAGTTTGCACCACTAACTGCTGGAAGTGTTCCTGTAAGTCCTTGTGTTGCGTTTAATTTTATTAATGCCATAATTAACCTTTTGGATTATCTGTTTTAATTTGTTGTATTCTTGCTTTCCAACTATCAATACCATCATCATAAATTTCTTCAAGTTGTGATTCCCAAGTTCCATATAAATTTTTTCTTGTTGCTATAACTGTGCTGTTTGCTTCTTCTGTATTACCAGCAGTTTCGTATGATGCTAATTGTTCTGAAGTAGGTTGTGCAATATCTAAATTCCATTCTTTAATGTATGCACCATTGCCATCTGCATTGTCATATAATCTAACATCTTTTGTAAAATCTATTTTGCTAACTCCTAAAGAGTTTGCATAAAGTTTTATTTTTGTATTAAGTTCTGCCATAATTTATCCTATAATAATTTAAATCCTTGAAAAACTGTTCTCTCGTCAGAACTTAAAGTTCTAGTTGCGCCACTATCGTGGTAAATCATAATTTTGATTGCATCTCCAACAGCTAAATCAACAACTGCCCAAACACCAGTAGTATGATACTTGTTAACATTAATAGCACTTTCTCCAACACCAATATCAACAGTAGAGCCACCACTAGGTGTTTTTTGCATTTGCAACATAAATCTATCACTATCCCAAGCTTGCCTACCAGCTTGTGCAAATAAAAAATACTTTCCAGCTTTTCCAGATGGAACTGTAAAAGTGTTTGATGCAAAAGCATTATCTGTATCAAAATTTTCTGTACCAAAAACAATTTCAGTAGAAGTACCATTTGCAATAGATTGACCAGTACTTGTCTTTACATTAAAAGCTGGAGTGTTAGTTCCACCAGCAGTTGCCCAAGATAAAACACCCGACCCATCTGTTTTTAAAAATTCATCTGCACTTCCATCTGTTGTTGGAAAAGTTAAAGTGTATGAAGCACTTGCACTATGAGGTGGAGATCGTAATTTTATTCCATGACTATTTTGTTCACAGTTAAGCTGTAAAGTTCCAGCAGTTGTGTTATCGCCTTTAATTTGTAATCCAGCATTTGATGATGTTGAAACAAAATTTGTTTTAGCATTTGTAACAGTAGAATCAGATGGAGTTCCAATATCAAGTACATTTCCATATACCATAATGAAGTCAATGCTATCTGATGAAGATAAAGTTCCTGAAGCTGGTATAAAAGTTATTGTTGAGCCTGATACAGAAAAAGATGAAAGAGGTGCTTGGATTACACCATTCAAAGATACTAGCATATGATTCGCCGATTCTGGTACAAATGCAACAGAATCTACAGTTAGGTTATAAGTATTTGTTGAAGATGTACTTATAGCATCTAGCTTAACAAAATTTCCTACTGCTGGGGATTTTCCTATATATGCCATTTATTTTAATCCTTTGGGTATTTATCTTTTGTTATTTTAATTGTACTTTTCCAAGCATCTATTCCATTGTGATAGATGTCATCTAATTGATCTACAATAGATGGATATTCTTTTGCTCTATCTCTTTGATATTGTTTAGAATCATAATCAGCTTGTACTTCCACTACTTTAGCTTCTATGTCAGCTTTAGATATTGGTGTTGTTCCATTATGCCATTGAATAGTATTTATATCATTATTGCTAACACTAACTACTGCGTTTGGATTTATTTTTAAAATTGCTTTAGTAATATCACTCATATTATGCTCCTACTTCCATTAAAGTGATTGTAGATACACTATGAGCTGTATAACTAGCATTAGTATCTGTATGAGGATAATTTACTGTCCATGCTACTGCGGCTGGTTGATACCTTGCTGAACCTTGAACTGTATATGTCAAAGCACTTGTGCTTGATGGAGAATCTAAATAACTCATATAAGTTGATTGCATTTCTGCATCATCTGAACTATGTCCAGAAGAATAAGCTGTACTTGCAACTCTATTTCCTGTGACTGTACCTAAAGCACCAGCTATATCTGAACCACCTCTTTGTATTTTTAAAACTACTCCATAAGTTTCTGCTCCTGTTGTTATCATAGCTTGAAATAAAATTTTGCTTGTTGTTGCACTTGGTGTAATTGCTAAAGTTGCACCTGTTATATTTGCAAAAGTTCCACTTCCTGCTGTACTTGTAAAAGCATCTTTAAATGTCACAGATTTTACTTGTAAAATTTTACCACCACCACCAGCTTCTGCCCAAGTCATTCCCCCTGTATTACCTGATTGTGCAGATAAAAAATATCCATTAGTAGGAGAATTTGAAACTTGCATTTTAGCTTCATTAACTGCTTGATCAACTAAATCTGCTTGTGAAATTGTTGAATCAGGAATATCCGAACTTGTTAGTGGAACTGCTGTAGGTGTTTTTCCTATGTAAGACAATTAAAACTCCTATGTGATTTCTAATATTGATAATGTTGCATCTATTTTTGCTGTAACTGAACAATCTATTTTAATAATATCAGTTGCTTGAACAACAACTTTACCACCTGTTAAAAGTTCTAATGATGACCCAGCTGGAATAGATACATCTTTAATTAATAAAACTGTTTCGTTTGTTTCTGTATCTGAAGTATCTGAAACTAATTGAACATCTGCTGTAACAGTTGTTGTGTGAATATTACAAAGTGTTAAGCCAATAATTACGCAAGTTGTGGAATTTGGAACTGTGTATAGGGTCAGAGGTGTGCCTGTAGAAGCTGGCATTGCCCCATTTGTTTTTACTTTGAAAGTGTTAGCCATGTGTTCTCCTTATCCTAAAGCTATTGCAAGTGGTAAAGCATTAGGGTCAGTTTCTGTTATAGTTCCTGTTACTGATGCAGTACTCGTTATTGCGTTTGATGTTGTGTTAATACTAAATAATTCTATGTTGTCAGAGCCATCATTAATTTTAATTTTTAAAAATCCTGATGTTCCTGAATCTACCCAAATACTTCCAGCAACAAGTGAACTAGGTGCTGAACTTCCTACATGAGATGAATTAACTGCACCCAGAATATTGTTTAATTCTGTTCTAAAGGAAGCAAATCCCTGATTGGCTAATACTACATCACTTACTTGGCTCATATATAATCCTTATAGTTTAATTCGTTTAACTTTTCAAGCCATATCCGAAAACTTGATAATCAAATGTCTTGCTGATTCCTGTATTACTACTATTATAAAACCTAATTGTAAAGCCTGTTTTAGACTTACTTGTAATTTGATAATAATCTCCTGTCGCTAAACCTTGTGCTGATATTCCTATACTTGGTGTTGCATAAAAAGAATTTGTAAATGTAATAGCTTGACCTGAAGCTGATGCAACTACATCTTCTCCTGATTCAGTTCTTCTTTCAAAATTAACTTTATATTGTAATAAATGAACCTTTGCTCTAGCTTTATTATTATCACTTACAATTTTAGTTCTAAATTTAAAGTATCTACCTTTAATTGTACTTTGTTGTGCTATTTTTTGAAAATTAGTAATATTATTTAAACTTGTATTATCAAAACCTACTTGTATTTCTGCACCAGCTTGTACTTCTGCACTTCCATCAAATGGGGCTTTTGCATCTTCAAATAAACTAGCACCTCTACCAGAATCAAATAAGTCGTATTCATCTTCTGTTGTCATTCCTATTACAACTCCTAAATTAACATCATAAACTGCATCTAAAGAAATAGTATTAGCAAATGTATAAAAACCTGATGATTGTATATTAGAATTAAAATTAGTAGGATTAGATGTAGAATCAGTTCCACCTAAATCAAATACTCCCTCTGGAGAATCAAGATTACCTACTGTGCTATCAAATTGTGTAATAGTATCTAGTATTAAAACATTTCTGTTTTCTGAATCTAATGATATTGCTACATTACTATCTCTTGTTCCTAAAAAATCTGCCATTATTCACTCACTGTTAATATGTTTTGAAAGTTTTGTAATCCTGAAATATTAGTTGTTACAATAGAAGCTTCTGCACTTGCATTTCCTAATTTATCTACTGCTTTAATTAAAAAGCTTCCTGTTTGTGCATTAACTACTAAAGAGTTTGATTTTCTTCTAACAACTTTAGCAAGAGGTGTACTTCCATTCCAAGTAGCACCACTTTGAACATCTTGGTATCTTACCTCATACCATGATATATCTAAATCAATTACAGGTGTCCAAGATAATTCCATTTGATTTGAGCCTACCATAGATACAGAAAGATCATCTACATCTTGAGGAATTTCTGTTGCACCTACAATTTTTCTATTAGCAGTAATATAAGTAGAAGATACACCGAAACTATTAATTGCTTTTACTCTTACATTATATGTAGCATCATCAACTGCATTAAGTAATTCATGTCTTAACTGTGTACCATTAGAAATAATTTTAAAATTTGTTTCTGTGCTTTGTTTAGCTTCAACTTGATAGTATTGGACAAATTTATCTGTACTAGCACCTATTTGAATATTTAATCTAGTTAATACAACACCATCAGCATATTCAATCATTTCATCTGTTAATGTTAAAGAAGCTGGTGCTTGTATGCTAAAAGGATTAGGGAGATTAGTAGATGGAGTAGAAGCAACTTGTCCTTTAGTAGCCCATGTATAATGACTAGCCTGATATTCAACTAAAGATAAACTAATAGTATAATCTTCATTAAAAGACATAGATAAAACTCTAAATGCTTTACTAGAAAATCCAAGACTAGAAATAGAAATATTTACTATATCTCCTATATGTAATTCGTATGCTTTAAATCCACAATTTACATTTAGACCTAATGATTCTCTGCTTCTTCTTAATATTATTTCTGCCATTTCTTCTGCTTGATATGGAGAAGTAATAGTTTTAAAATCAAATCTTCCTTCTAATAAAAAACCACCATCAGCACTTTTCATAGTTGCATGTTTATCAGCAGTAGAATATCCACTATCATCAATAGCTGGATACTGCACTTCATCAACCTGATAGTTTCTTTCAGGATTAACAAAATTTACTAATACTCTATTATATTTAGAATTTTTTGATGGAGAAGCTAAAGCATAGCCACTAATAATATCATCTTCTGTTAAAGATACAGAAGCACTTCCTGTTGTTTCTATATTTAAAAAATACTTTCCTTGAACATAAGGCAAATAACCTCTCATACCTTTTATAATATCTCTTACATTATCTATAACTTTTTTAGATGTGTCTATTACTGCATTTATATCAAAAATATTAATATTACTAGCACCAGAATAAGGTGTTACTTGTGTTTGTGCTATAACAGAAGAATCATAAAAGCTTTGTAAATTTAAACTAGAAACTTCTAATCCTTTTCCATATCTTTCATTAGTTAAGTAATCTAATAAACACCAAGCTGGATTTGTAGAATAAGCTGGAGATTGTGCTTGCAAACTTGAATTATAAGCAACCACTTTCTTCCCTTTAATTTTAGCTTGCACTTGTGGTATTCCACCATAAACATCTTGATTCCATTTAAACCTTAAAGCTAAATAACAAACTCCTGATAATTTATGATTACTTCCCCATGAAGATAAAGTTGATAATAAACTAGAAGCTGATTGTCCATCAGTTCCAAAATGTGGTTCTATAAGTATTGTACTTTCTGCTGAACCATTTTCTTCATTAGGGTCAGCTTTAAAAAAATTAGAATCAGAACTTGCTACATTTCTTTGAGTATTATCAGATAAAGCACCATCAAATGTAACAACTTTATCATCTACTCTTATTTCTTCTATAGAGTTAATTTCACCCTCTGCTAAAACTAAAGCTATATATAAATATGTATTATCTGTTCCTGATGTTTCTATGAATACTCTTGTTCCACCTACTAATCTTTCTCCATAAACTACAGGAATATTTGCGTCATTAGATTGTTTGTTAACTAATATACCTTTTTCTGTTGCATCAAAATCATTAGTTCCATAGTCAGGAATATCAGGTTTTCTAGATTTAGAAAAAAGCCAACCTACTGCAAAAACACCTAAAGCAACCCAAGGGTTAAGATTTTTAACAAAATTAAAAACCCTTACTACTTTTACAACACTCTTTACAGCTTTTGTAACACTTCTAACAAACCCACCCATTATATATCCTTAACTATCATTCTTTTAATTTTATTATCTTCTACTCTTAACCATGTAAAATTATCTTTTATACCTTTAAATTTATTAGCCATATTTATACACCATTTAAAAATTTTTCTTACATTTTTAAGAGCAATAAATTCTACAAATACTAAATGACTACCAGAGTTCCATTCTTTATAATTTATAATTCCTGTTTTTTTAAAATGATTAAAAGCATAATCTGAAAGATATGCCCAATTAGTAAAGCCAACTAATTTATTATTATAATAATGTTTTTTGTATTGGTTTAAATCTATGCTAGGTTTAATATGATATTGTAAATCAAGATTATGAAATTTATCATATTGTGAATAGTTTCTGTAAAGTGATATAATTTCGTCCATTATTTTCTACCCCATTTAATATCAAGAACAGTTTGACTTGAAAAATTCATACCTACATCTGTACTAAAAAATCTTTGTTGTGAATTATTATTAGTCTTTCTACCTGATTTCTTTTCAAAATCTGCCCAATGAGAAACAACAGTTAATTGTAAAGCAGATTCAGTTTCGCTTTCACTTACTGCAAAAGTATCAATAGTTCCCTCATATAATAAAATAGGGTCAGCAATAACAGTATTTGTAGAACTTAATAGACCTCTAAAAATAGTCACTTTATCATTAACTATATTTTCATTTAAAGCAGTAGATATAAAGGTTAAATCTGCACCAGATAGAGTTATATTTAAACTAGATTTTGTTATATCTGTTTCCTCTGTAAAAGAGGGTATAGAAACAAGAAAAGGAGAAGCAGTATAAGTTGTACTAGAACCTGATATAGAAGAAGTTAAATCAAAGCTATTATCAGTTAAATTTACAGGGGTTGAGAAATTAATAGTTAATAAATGAATAGGTGTTATTTCATTTGTTATTAATTCGTTTTTCAGGGCTGTTGTTAATACTCTCGTCATATTTCTCGTAAGTTGTTCTAATTAACTTTTCGCTTCGTTCTACCATAATAAAACTAAAACTTCCATCTGGAATAGTATTTTGTTTTAAATTGTTTTTTTCTGTATCTATTTCTGATTCATCTACTACTTTTTCAGCAATAAAATCAGCAGTTACATAATGCCTTACTAAATATTTTGTCATGTATTATAGAGCTTCTTCTACATCTAACTCAAATTGATATAATAAGGCTCCATCATTTGCAGTTCCTATTGCACCGAATTCTTGAACACTATTTGTTAAATGAACAGTAAAAGGAATATTATCATAAGTTACAACTGAATCGTTTGCTAGTGTACTTATTAAAGGGGGTTCAATAGTTAATGTTGAAGCATTACCAGAAGCTTGAACATCTTCAACGATCATATAGACTTTTGTATGTGAAGCAAATTTAATAAAATCTCCAGCTTTAAAGGCATTAGGATTATTATTTGCATGTCCATCTACTGCTATAGTTGTATCTCCTACTGCATGAGCACCATTAACTAAAACAGTACCAGATTCATTACCTCTAGCATCTTCAAGTTCTGGTGGTATTACAGTGAAGTTTTCTTTACCTGATCTTTGTTTAACAATAAAAGCCATAAGCTGACCATATACATCTGATCTAGTTCCTGTAATAATTCTCATAGTAAATCCCCATCTTTGACTATTAATAGTTCTTGCTAATTTTTTACCACTTATAGATTTAGAAATAATAGTATTTTGTATAGACCTTATTCCTAAAGTTTCAAATTTAGCTGAAGAGATTGGAAAAGCACCTGACATTAAATTAATTCTCCTCTACCTTTTTCTGCTAAAGCATTATTAATTATTGCAGTTATTGTTCCTCTATTTTCTTGTAATGCATCATCAAACCCTCTTGAATCTATTGTATTAATATTAAAATTAACATTAACACTTTGTCCACCTGAACCTCTAGCATTTTGTGTAATCTGTCCTGTTGAGTTAGGTACAAACATTTCTGGCCCATTCTCTCCTACTACAATAGGTTGTCCTTTAGATACTGCACCACCTTGAGCAAAACCACCCATACCACCTGTAAAAAAACTTAACACAGCTTGTCTTTTCATTTCTGTTGTATTTTTTCTCATTAAGTTATTTTGTTTTGCTAACTCATCTGTTTTTTGTTTATTTAATGCTATATCTATTACCATTCTTGCAGTCATTTCTATAAGATGTGCCAATATATTAATCATTATTTGTTGTGCCATCATTTTAAAAGTTTCCATTAAATCTTTTCCAAGTACAACTGATTCTGCTAAAGATTTAGACATTTTAGTAATACCAGCATTTATACTTCTAGCAATAGTTCCACCTATATCATTAAATTTTTTCTTCATATTTTCTAAAGCATTAGCATTAACATCAACAAATGATTGTTTAAGAACTTTAACTTGAAATAATACTTTATCCATAAAAGTAGATTCAGGAATAGCTTTTTTAATATCTACTCCCTCATGTATTTTAGAACCAGGTACATCAGGAAATTTTTTTTCACTTTCTAACAAACCTATTTCTCTTAATTTTTTAACTATCTTATCTAATTGTGAAAGTAGAAGTGCAGCACCACCTATAATAAGATTTCTTCGAGTTGCTAAATTAAATTTTCTCATAGCCATTGTAGCAATACCTATTGCAGTTGCTAAATTATAAAAGAAAGTGACTAACTTAAATGCTATTAATATTTTTAAAGAAGCTACTATTAAATTTAGATTTTCTTTTAAAAATTTTAATACTTCTACTGTTCCTCTTACTGCAGTTGCTAAACCTTGTCCTATAGTTCTAGCAAACTCATTAAAAGTTTCTTCATTTGTTTTTATAAAGTTATCTAATGCTTGAAATTGTATTTTAAGTTCTTCAAAAAAACCAGCATCTAATATAGATCGTTTAAGATTAAAGAATGAATCTCCAATCATAGACATAGTACCCTCAAAAGTTTTTGCTAACTCGTCTGTAGCCTTTCCATATTTACCACCTTTACCAAATATCTTTTGAAAAGCATCTGCAGTTTCTTCTACTGTAACTGTAGCACCAGCTTTAAAACCTAACATAGCTTTAACACCACGATCTCTAAATAGGTCTGCCGCACTTATACCAGCACTCATTGATCTTTGAATTTGTTCAGCAGTAGTTCTAAAATCTAATCCTGTTACAGCGGCAACATTCCCTGTAATCTCCATAAGGTTTGCAAGTTCTTTAGCATCTTTAGAAACAACTGATAATACTCCTGAACCAGCTTGTATTTCTTCTAGAGAAAAAGGAACCTTAGAAGCAAATTTTGCCATCTCATCAAAAGCTTTAGAACCCTCTTTAGCAGTTCCAAATAAGAATTTTAATCTAACTTGTAATCCCTCTATTTGTTTTCCTGTATTAACTAATGATCTAATTGCTAATCCTGTACCTAAACCTATAAAAGCATTTTGTAAGTTAAAGACTGCACTCTTAACTTTAGATAAATTACCTTGAACACTATTTAAAGCTTGTTTTGATTTATCTCTTGCTACTACATCTATATTAAGTCTTTGATTTGCCATTATTTATAATTCCTTGCTTCTGCTAATGCTTGCTTTGTTTTATACCCATCTTGTTCTTTTTTCAAGTAAGCTAACCATAAATTATAATGACTAACAGGCATGTCTAAAACTTCTTGAATTGTAATGTGTAATCTATCTGCTACTACTAAAAGCGACCTTATTTCAGTGTCGCTATCTACTTTTTTTCTGCATCATCATAGTTAGTATCTAAAAGGATTTGATTTGCTATTGTAGATATAACATTTGAATCAGCTTTCTTTCTTAATGCAAACTTATCTTCTGGGCTAAATGCTTTAATCATTTCTCCCTTATCATCTTTAACTTGTAATTTCATTATAAGTAAATCAACAAGAATAGTTAAATCTTGAAAGTTATTAGACTTTTTAAAGATAATGTTTTTTTCTTCAAGGGTTAATGGCTCTGAATAGAATACACTAGCATTTCCATGCTCATCTTTCCACTCCTCTACTTCAATAGTGATAGTTTTAAGAGTTTCAAAATGAGATTTAACTCGATCTATTACTGACATAAATTAGGATTATACAGTTGCTCTAGTTAATGCTCCTGTACCTTGAAAAGTAACAGTTCTTGAAACGATTGCGTCCATTGAGTTATTAACTGACATTCCTGTAATAATACCTGAACCAGAAAATTTTTCATCTCCTGATGCATTACCCTCTGGTAATAAAATAAAAGCTATAGAAGTTCCAGCAGTTAATGTTTGTTGTGGAGAATCAGTTTCATCATAATTCATTTCTAAAGTTCCTGAAAATGATGTTCTACCACTTACAAATGATTTTGTTGAATCTGTTAAAGCTGTATCTTCTACAACATCTGCAGTTGTTTCAAGTGTAAATGATGTTAGTTCCCCAACAGCAGTTCCACCAGCAGTGACTACGCCTTCTTTTCCGTGATGTGTTGCCATTTTGTTTCCTTGTTAGATTTAGTTGGTTTATTTTCTTTTTCTTGCTTATAGCCTAATGCTACAAAATTTTCAAGTTGAGTTTCATTAATAATAACTTCATTCCCATCTTTATATAATTTAATATCTTTAGCCATAAGTCCTTTTACTATTTATCTTCTTCCTAGTCAAGTTCATTGAACTCATCTAATTCAGGAAAATCTTCAATATCTTCATCAGTTTCATCTTCTTTAAAATTGTCTATTTTTCTTCTTGCGTCCATACATAATAAAGAAATTTCATCTACAAGCTTTTCAATATTATCTATCTTCTGTTCTACTTGATCTATTACTTTATCTGCTTTAGCCATTATGGTGTTCCTGATTGATATTCATACATACATCTAATAGTCATTCTAATTCCACCGATAGGAAATAAGCTTCCCTCATCAGTTTCTACTTGTACTACCTCTGTATCTAATGCATTACTGTTTCTTGTAATATCTGTTTCTATTGCAGTTTCAATAGCTGTTATAAGTTCGTTTCTTTTAGTATCTATATTAGAATCAGAACCTTTAACAAAACCTAGTATTAAAAAATCAATAGTTCCATGTCTAGTTTTAGCACCACTTCCTAGTTCAGAATCATCTCTATTTTCTTCTGATGTTTGAACTATTACTGCTGGATATTGTTTATCTGATAATTCATCTAATAAAAAAGGTTGTCTAGTTGCTTTTATAATATCTGGGCTAGATATATTGGATATAACTGTTAATAAATTAGATGCTATATTTTCTCTTACACTCATATTTTAAACTTTCTTAATTCTTTTTCTACAAATCTATTGAACTGTTTACTTATAATCTTTTCTGTTCTCAAATTAAAGCCAAAAAATTCTCTTTTAGGGTTATTCAAAACTTGATTAAATAATGCTCTTTGTAGCATTTGAGAGTTTGTAAAATTTATTGAAACTTTATGCTTTCCTGTTTTCTTTACAGAACCAGAGGGTGTTAATGCTCCTAACATACGACCACTATAAAATAAATCTACTCTAGTTGATTTACCCTCTTTGTTTAATTTTTTTAAGTAGCCTTGAGAATAAGGAGCAAAAGGTCTATCATTAAAGTCTATACCTTTTTGAGTTTTAGTTCTTATAATATCTACTAATTGAAAACCAGCTTGCTTAACACCTTTATCAATTATTCTAGGTAATATAGATTGAAATTTTTTAAACTTTCTTGCTACTTGTTTATTATTAGATTTTATCTTAACATCTACTGCCATTACCTAGTCAATCTTCTAAAGCCATGTAATGGTTCTCTTTCATTAGATACAATACTTCCATCAGCATCTACATCATATTCAACACCATCTTCTAATATCATTCTCCACTCAATATTATATTGGCTCATGTAATATTCTTGCATTCTTTCAAATCTATCTTTTTCTGTTTCTGGTCTAAATTTAGTTAAAGCTGGTAAATAAAATCTTCCTAAAAATAAATAAACTCCTGCTCTTTCAAATTGATCTAGATTAACTTTTGTATTAACCATTTCTGCAGTATTAAGAACAGTTATATCAGTAAAAATATTAGTTTTATATACAGGCCACCATTCTACTCTTAATGCTCTAAAAATATCATTAGTAGTTTGTGCTAAAAAATTAGTTGTTTCAGTAGCAGTTGTAGATATGCCAAAATCAAATGCATCTGGTTGATACTTTTGAATATCAGATGTTGTTATAACATTAGCCCCTGTATAATTAGCCATGCTAGAATACCCAAGATAATATAATTATAACTGCAATAGCAACACCAATACTAATTTTAGGATTTTGTTTTGCTAATTTTATATATTTTTTTATATTTTTCATTTCTTTACTACCTTTTTCTTTTTCTTTTTTGTTTTTAATTGTACTACTTTTGTTTCATTTTCGTAAGTTTTATCTTCAGGTTCATCTTTAGGATAATTAATTTTGTGATCTTGTTTAGGTTTATCATTAATAGGTTTCCACCCTCTTAATTCCCATGTTTTTTGATTTTTTGTATAATCTTCTTCTTTTCTTTCTATAATTTTTTTGCCATTAGATAATTTCATAATATTTTTCCTCTTTTTCATAAAGTGGGGGATTTAACCCCCACCTTAAAAGTATTATTATAGTATTGAAGAATCTGCAAGTACTTCTACACCATAAGAGTCATGTAATTCACCAACACCATAAACTGCTGTTGCTACAATTTCATCTGCTCTTAAAGAAGCATCACGTTGAGTTTCAATCTTAATGTCTTGCATCATTGCTAGACCTAAAGCATCTTTATGGAACATTCCACCTTTGAAATCTCCACCTGTACCTGTATTTGCCATATTTCCAGTTTCAAATATTTTGATACCAGCAATTTGACCGATAAAGCCACTTCTTAATGCTTCGTTTGATAGGTCAGTAGATAGACCAGCAAAAGTATTAGTTAATCCTGATTTAAGATCAAATGCTACTTTTGGGTGCAATACACAGTATGTTTCATCAACAGGCAATCCTAATGCTCTTAAAGTTGAAGATGCATTAAAAATTGTTGCTGGAGATAAAGCGGCACTGTCAGTTCCTACTGCAGTTGAAAAGCCATCAAATAGAGCAAGTAAATCTTGGTCCATTTTTTTAGCAATCGCTTCTCCAAAAAGCTTACCAATGTCTCCAGCTACATTTCTTGGTGCTGAATTTCTTGCTAAGTCAGTTAGAGTTGTCATAATACCAACTTCACTTGCTGTAATAGTTACAGAAGATGGGTTGATAGCTGTGTTAGATAAATCAGCTGCCTCTGAAACTGCTCCAGCACTTACTTGTGCATAAATTGGAACTTCTACTGATTTTCCACCACCTGATATAGCATAATTTTTAACAAGATTTTTCATTATAGATTTCTCGTTAATAACAAATTGTGCTTCTGCTACTATCTCTGTATATAGTTCCGATAGTGTAGAACTTGTGCTTTCGTTTGCCATTTTGTTTGTCCTTTATTATTTATTTGTTAAGTTAATCTGAACAGCGCCTGAATCTCGTTTCTTCCTATACTCTGCATAGGTTTTACGATCTTCTGGGTTTGTTAAGTCCAAGTCCTGTATATTAAAAGGTTTAACAGTTTTACCACCGATAGCACTCTGGCTTCCTGAACCTGACAATGACCCTTGACGGAAATGTGGGTTGCTATCTAAAAACTCTTTAACTCTATCTTCTATTGTTAATAGTTCTCCTTTAATGTTATATCGTACATTAGAATTATTATCAACTACTTCTATTCTTCCATCATCTGTGTATCTAACTTCATCTTTTAATAAAGATACTACTTGCTGTGCATTAATAGATTTTTCTTTATTAGCAATAGATAGAATTGAATTATCAACCTTTTCTTTTTTAATTTGCATTTTATAATTTGAAAGTTCTTTTTCTTTTTCAGATAATCTTTCTTGCATTATTTTTTCAAGATCAGCTTTAGTTTTTGCTTCTTTAAGTTGCTCTTGTTTAAGTTCTTCTTGTTTTACTTTTTCTTCTTCTTGAAGTTTTTTCTCATATTTAGATTTTTCAGCTTCAAGTCTAGACTTAATTATATTGTCTAATTGTTCTTGTGAAAAAGTTTGTTGTTTTGTTTCTTCAACTTTTACTTCTTCTTTAGGTGTTTCTGCTACTTTAGTTTCTGTAGCTTTTGTTTGTTCTTCGGACATAGTTCTCCTATTTGTTATATTATTAGTTCGCCATTACTGTCATACCAATCTGGGTTGACATATGACCATTGATGTCGGCAATTATAACCACCACGAACAATTAAAGGATTTCCTGACTTCTTGCCTTTCCAACCTCTAGTGTTCCAAAGTGAATTGACTTCATCAATTGTGAAAAGTCCACTTTTCCTCTTGTTATATACTCCATTAATTATCTTTCTGCAATGATCTCTAGTTGTAGGTATTACATCTCCATAGTATTTTACAAAAGTTAATCCAGCATCTTTAGACTTATTAAGGTTTAAGGTAGCATCAAAATCTCTTAAAGAATCATTTAATATCTGTCCAGCATACCTTTTCATATTCTCTCCAGCACGATCTCTAGCAAATTTAGACTGTAAAAGCTGTATTTTTTTATTAACTATTGCTCTTTTAGACTTATTAAACTTATTATTGTTTATATAATCTATAAGCTTCTGTGCTTCTGGGTCATCTGCACTAGCATAAATACCATTAATAGTTTGCCTTAATTCTTTTTCTAATACTGTAAAATCTGAACCTACAAGAGTATTCTGATAAACCTTTTCTGATAATCTTCTAGTAAATGTATTAGATACATCTTTAAACTGTGTAAAATATTGTTGTTTTAAATTTTTAACTAAAGCTAAATCTCCTTTAGTAAGTTCTTGAAATTCTATAGGAATATTACCTATTCTTTTAAATGCTTTTTCTATTCTTTTAGCTTGCTTATTAAAACCCTCTCGAACTACTGTATCTGACCATGCTAAATATTCTCTTTCTAAAATAAATTTTATTCTAGGTCTAATAGCAATAGCAGATTGTAATTCTATTAGCTTACCATCTTGTGTAGGTAATCTTCCAGCAAGTGAAACTACTTCTCTTTCTATTCTGTCTAATGTTGCGATTAAAGATTTATAATATTGTGCTTCAGCAAGTTCTATTTGCTTGATTCTGTAAAGTGTAGCATCTTTTACTATATCGGACATTCATTAAATTTGTTCTTGTTCTACTTCTTGAATTTCTTGTTGAGGTTCATCTTGTGTAAATTCCCCTACTTCAGATTTACTTTCTATCTCATCAAATATATCATTTAATTTTTCATCATCATCTACTACTGCTCTAGCAATTTCTTTATCTATTTCTTTACTTAATGTAGGAGATTCAACACCTACTGCTTTAGCTTGTTGATAG